TATCACTGACAATACCCGTTTACACGCCTCTCCAGCCGAAGTTATGGGTCGTTTGATGAATTCTGGCCAGGATTTGGCAAATATCATGGAAGTTTACTCAGAATCAGTAAAAGAACTACCTTTAGAATCTTCAAATTCATGATATGAGCAAATACACACACTTAAAACGCGATCAGTTTGGGAAGATGAATCCCCAAAAAGTACTTGAAGAGTATGAAGTAGGGCATCTGCTGTACGACCCTCTGTCTAACCCAAACGAAGCGGCTGCCTCAGAGTTTTGGGATAACAAGTATGGATCATACTCTAGCCCCATAGAAAAAAGGTCTGAAAGGGGTCCTATACAAAGAACTGCTTTAAATGTAGAAGGACATCCAGGCAAATACTATGATGTAGACGAGACAGGCAGTAAGACAATAGGGTACGATGCAAATTTAGAACAGATGCAGAACTCCGCAAGACCCTTCAGCAGAGATTTAGATTCAATGGAGGGGCGTAGTTTTGAAGTAGAAGAGTTAAAAAAGCACAACGAAGCTAAAAAAAACACCGAAAGATATAAGGCTCAACTAGACGAACTTAATAGCATCCCCGAGAATGACAGGAACCTTCCATCTGATTACTATGCAGATGAGTTCTCAGATTCGGGAGATTACCCAAAATACGGGCACGGATCCGAACAAACTGTTGAAGATTTACGCAAGCAAACAATAAAGAGTCTAGACCACCAAGCACAAATCAGAGAACAAAATGACGGAGGAAAAGCACACTACGAGGCGGCAAGAGAGAGAGCTGCTAAATATCACGGCAGCTTAACAAGTGATATAGCGAAACAGAGAGGCAACTACTTTAGAGACTTTGCAAGATCAAAGACACCTAGACTTCCAGTTGTCGGACCGTTAATGTTGGGCGGAGCTTACATGACCGCAGCAAACGAGAGCCAGGCAGCTGATGGGTCTCCAAATTATAACTTTAATAATCCAGCAGTAGCCGAACTAGCTTCGGAAGAACTGTACGGATTGGGCGGCGGAGTTGCAGCAGCAGCCCTAGGAACAGGAGCTGTCGGTTCACTAGGCGTAGGGGCAGCAGCAGCAATGATACCAAGCATGGCTAAAGCACAACAAGAGTATCTAAGAGATATAGCACCTCCAGAAAGACGTATGGATAAGGTGTCAAGATTACACCCTAATATGCACGGCACCCCCGAAGCGTTTAAGAGAGCGATGGAAGGTCCCGTAACTGAAGAGAGAGAAATGCCTTTTTACGAATACTATTAATATGCCTGGACCCACACCACCCCTCGAGCAGTTTAAAACTGAAATTAAAGCAGTCTTCCTAAGATGGTGGGAAGAATCCGATCTAGACGAAGAAGATATGACAATAGCCATAATAGAAGTAACTGAAGACTTTTGCGACAGTTCCGTAGATTTTGAAGCAGACTTTGACCTAGACGATGATGATGGATGACCCACAACAACAATTTTTAGACCTTGTCCGCATCGACCCCGAGGTGTGGTTTAGCAGTTTTGCTGTCATCAAGGATAAACGGGGTAAGAATATCAAACCCATACCTAACATCCTACAAAAGCGGATGTTTGAACACTACCGACAATGTCAGATAAAACAGCTCCCTTGCAAGATGGTGATTCTAAAACCCCGTCAAAAAGGAGCAAGCACATGCGCTCAGGCCCTGACTTACCACCACATGCGGAAGAACGAGAACTTGAGCGGAAGTTTGATGGGGGACATAGCGGGAACCTCGGACAAGGTATTCGAGATATATCGGAGATATGCGGAAAACGACGACTTCCCCTGGGACGATACAGGAACAAACCTGGCGGACAGTGGCAGTCTCGCGGATGCGATCAAGCTAAACACCGGAAGCGTGTACGGAAAGGAAACGGCGGGAAGTAAGAACGCTGGTCGTTCAGGCACAATTCAGGTAGGAAACATGACAGAAACAGCTTTTTGGACTACCACAGGACGTGGAGACCCAGCACTAGCGTACCTGCAATCACTGTATGACGGGGATAGCGTGTCGCTAGTTGTTGCAGACTCCACACCTAATGGTCCATCCGGTTGGTTTTACAATACATGGGTACAGGACAATGAATGGGCTAAGATATTTGCAGCCTGGTTTGAGTTCGAAGACTCTAAAATACCTTTTGAATCAGAAGAAGCCCTGGAAGAGTTTAAGAAAACTTTAACAGACGATGAGCTTTCAGAGATCGAAAGGTTCGATCCTGGATGGGAAGCCATGCACTGGAGAAGGAGAACCCTTCAAGACAAGTGTAATGGTGATATTTCCAAGTTCAGACAAGAGTATCCTTCAGATCCTGAGGAATGTTTCCTTATGTCTTCACGTCCCAGGTTCCATATTGATGTTCTAAAGAAGATGGCAAATGCTGCAACAGAACAAAAGTATGACGTTGGTACTGTAAATATCCAGAATGAAGGAGAAACAGCGACTTTTAAGCCAGATGCACGTGGATTGTCTAAAATCTGGAACCATCCACACGAAGACGACAAGTATATTATCGCAGTCGACACTTGTACGGGCGAAGACCAACAGATGCAGGGCTTAGCTGCAGATCCTGACTGGCATAGTGTTCAGGTTTGGAGATCTGGATATGAAGATTTTCACGGAGTATATCATGTCTCTAGACTGGTTGCACTACACCACAGCAGAATAGACATTGGATATCTAGCTGAGGAGATACATGCACTGTCTTTATACTATGGTAAGGCACTGGTCATACCTGAGGTAAACAACAGTGGACTTGCTATCGTTAGATATCTTCTTGATTACGGAGTTCCTTGTTACAGGCGTCGAAGAATGAACGACTCGAGTGGTATGGTAGAAAAGAGTTTTGGTTGGAGTACAGACAAGATAACCAGAAAAACGGTAATAGACCATCTGGCTTCTGAAATTATCGAAGAAAATGTAGATATACCCTCTGAGGAAGTGTTACAGGAATTGAAGGTTTTCATAGTTAATGAAAAAGGAAAACCCGAAGCAGCTCCTGGACATCACGACGATCACGTCTTAGCTGCTGCAATTGCACTATATAATATAGACGGTGCAACCACCTTCAAACCTTTTAAGAAAAAACGCATAAGTAATGAAATGCTAAGAAAAAACCCTAAGCTCATGTGTCCCGATGGGTTCATGCGAGTCCCACCAGGACAGTTTGCAAAACAGCGTAATCAGTCATCTAATTACAAGCGTTTGCAAGACATTGTTGTATAACATTTAATTCAGAGTTTATGGATGAAATATTAAAACGACAAGAGGATCTTTTCGAAAAAATGGTGAACGGGACCATTACACCAGAAGAGAAAGAAGAGTGGAGCAAGACACAAGAATCTCCAGAGTTCAAAAAAAGATTTGAAGAACGCGAAAAAGTATCTAACGACGTTTTTTCTAACATAGACAATAAGGAGACTGCACCGACAGACTCAGGCCCTCCCAGTTTTGACGGAGAAGGAGAAGGAGGAGGAGGAGGAGAAAGAGGAGGAGAAGGAGAACGCGCACAACAAGAAGACATTCAATCTGTTTTATATCCTAACATGAACCTCGCTACTCAGAGGGACAAAGATGGAAATTTAAAATACGGTGATGTTCAAAGAGTTCAAAATGAAGAGCGCTACGGAAGTGCTCCTGGTTTTAAAGCACAGAGTCCAAACTTCAACAACCCATATCGTATAGATAACGGACAAATGTCTGGTGTTGATGTTGCTGAGAACGCAACAGTACCTAATTTAGAAGATGATGCTACTGACGTAGACATAGCTAACAGGGGCAGGATCTTAGAACAAAACGCAGCCCTGGACAAAAGAAGGCAAGATCTCAGCAAGAACATGGCAACCTCAGAAATGATCAAGGGAGGACTTGCTGGAAGAGGATCAAGAGTTCAAACAGAAGGCACTGTTGGACATGGAGGGAAGACCTACGGCAACGACCGACATATGTCTCCCCAAGAGATTCTAGGACACAACTCCGAACTTAGACATCAAGCTAGGATTGCTAACAATAATCGTAAAACAAATGATAAATTTGATGATTTTAGAAAAAATACCAATTTAAACACGGCAGTTGGAGACTGGGTTAATCAAAGAATTGAAGAAGCTGGAGAAGACGGACGACTTGCGGGCCGTAATTTCAATGACATTTTAAAGAACGATCCAATGTTGGCTTTACAGCTTAGAGATCAGTTTAAAAACAGAAGTGCTTCCGACGCTGTTCGTAGGCAAGAGAGACTCAATCCAAAATACACCGAACAAGACGTCCAGCAATACAAAGACGATAACGGCTTTACCACTATTAATGACGGCTCAGGAAACAGGTCAGTAAACAAAGAACAAGGAGCTGCTTTCCGAGATCAAGTAGGAGTAGAAATGACAGGTGCTAATGGCGGAATTTCCCGTCAGCAAAGAGATTCTAACGGGATCTTGCTGGGTCCAGACGGGCAACCTCATGGTCAAAACCCTTTTGGTAACCTCTACAACGGTCCAGAAATGAACAGACAAGCTGACAAAAGAAGACAGCAAGAAGCACCAGCAACTCCAACTAATGGCCTTTCTCCAACACCAACAACAGACCGGTCAATGAGCCAGTTTGACAGCTTACCTCAGCAAGATCAAATAGGAGTCATTAACAGTTTTAGAGGACACCGAGGCGAAGCACCTATAGGTGGGCAACCTCAAATCCCTCAACAGAACATTGGGATGCAACAAGATCAAAGATCTCAACAGCCTGGCCAACAGAAAGGTCCTGTAAGTCTTGATAACCTTGATGGACTGCTGGCTCAAAACCCTCAACTCTCTAAGACAAAGACTGCAGAAGAAGAAGAAGAGGAAAGAAGGAAAAGGATGAATCAGCAAAACCCTGTCCTTTAACATGGACGAAGAAGAGTTATACGGCAGCCAGCCCGAGTACGGCAGGCCTTCAGCCACGTTTTCTGAAGAAAGCGCGGCTTCTTCATATGCTCCTTCAACAGATAGACATTTTAAGGGATTCCAAAAGAACCAGGAAGTCTTAAAAGCTGCAGACACTAGCTTTCGTTCTGCAAACAGTGCCGCAGACGAGAATGCTAGACAGCTTGAAGACTGGGGTGTAAAGAATTTTTCGAAGTTCTATTCAAGAGGCAATCCAAACATGCAACCAGAGAGTGGCATGAAGGCTCAGGACTTGTATAATGCCGTTGAATCGGGCTACCAGTTCTCATCAACTCCCGTACCAGAAGACTGGAACCAAGCAAAAAGAGAGTGGGAAAAGAGAACTCAACAACAGTCTGTCTTTGAAAAAACCAGAAACACGACTGGAGAGTCCTATCGCAACCTCAACTCTTTAAATGCACAGATATCTCCAGCTGAAAGAGCTGCATACGAAAGTTGGAAAACATCTTCTGGCGGAAAGAAATTAAATGGTAAGAACAGTGCTTACATGGATCCTCAGAAAGCCCGTGAAGTTCTGGATTTCATAGACTATGAAGCTCCTGGAATCATGGACACGCACTACGCTAGTAGTGAAGGTGGTCTTAAAGACATCGATCCTAGACATAAATTTAAAGGACCCTCTCAAGCAACCGAACGTCTAAACGATAAACAGAGAGAAAGACGTAAAGCCATCATGCAAGGCGACATGCAAGCTATGTGGGGAGAGGTTTCTCAAGCTAAAAAGTATAAAGCAGCTGGCTATCAAACGGCACCTTCCTGGTTAAATGCTGTAGGAGGAGTCAGTCGTATGGTTGGAGGAGAAGGAGAGCCTGAGCTAGTACTAGCTACTGTAGCAGAAAAAGCAGGGATTGACTATTTTACAGACGACACTGGCAATAAAGTAAGTGTAAAAGACTATATCAACACTTCAGGCTATTCAGATGAAGAAAGAAACGCCTTAGTCTTGATGAACAAGTTAGGTGAAGCCAAAGCTTTACACAGCCAGATGCAAATCGACTTTTGGGGAGACTTTGATAACTTAAAGAACGAAAGAGACGAAGACGACCTTTGGGGTAAGATGCAGCTCGAAGCACAGAAACGGGACTCTTTGATGAAGCAGCTCAGCTCAATGGGCTATGGGCGTGAAATGATTAACCGTTCAGAATCCGTGCGTGACATGGAAATGCTTGGAGGAGCTTGGAAACAAGGTTCTCTCCAAGGAGACATCTCTGACTTTTCAATGTCTCTATTCCGAGACGATATGAAAGCAGAAGACTTCCAATCTCTTTCACAACTCGCAGAGCAACAGCAGTTCCTTTCAGAATATCTAGCAGCCAATGACGAATCCCCATTAGCAAAAATCTCCAAGCTCAGTAAAGAACAGCAAGACGGCTGGTTAGCAGCAGCTGGTAGGTGGGTCGGAATAGGTGACGGATCTAGTGCTACTGACGGAATTGAAGCTTTAGCTGAACTCACCGTAAATCAGCTTTCTGGTTTTATGTGGGAGTACGCAGCCAACCTTCCTGAAACTGTAGGAGCAGGAGCCTTAAGTGGTTTTGCTGTAGGTGCAGTTACAGGTCCAGCTTCAGGAGCTTTTGCAATGGCAGGAGCTGGACACGGTGCCAGACTCAACTGGGGTATCACTTCAGCTGCAATGGAATACGCTTCTACTATCATGTCTTCTTTACAAGAAGAAGGTGTTGACGTACACAACCCTCTTGCTTTCACGGCTGCCTGGCAGAACGACGAAATCAAAAACAAGGTTAGAGAAAAAGCAGCTAAGAAAACAGGGATTGTAGCGTTATTTGATACAGTAAGTGCTGGCCTAGCAGGCAAGTCTATGGCTCTTTTAAAAGGCCCATCAGCCGTCACTAAAGTACCAGGATCTCTCAATCCTTTAAATCAAAATTTAAAAGGTCTTTCTAAAAAAGAGACCAGAAGATTGGCTGAGTTAAAGAAGGGCAAGCGAAAAGGAAAGGTACAAAGAGACTCTGAGCTTGAACAAGAAATGATGTCTCTTGAATCAAAGATCCAAAAAGGCAAGTTTGGAACTGGTCAGCTTGATAATGACTTTAAAAGAGCTTTACACAGGTCCGATTCTACGGTTAACCGAACTACCTGGAAGCACAGGGCTCGAGGAATGGTTACAGAAGCTGGCGTACAAACCGGCCTTGCTGGTGCTGGAGAAGCGCTTAGTCAAATATATTCCGATCCAGGTGCCGAGGTAGACAAGCAAGCTATTTTTGGAGAGATGATGGGGGAGATCGCAGCTGGACCTGCATTAGTTGGTTATGCTGGAGAGCTTGGAAAGAAGCCTGACTTTAAAAACTACGAAAATGCAGTGGTTGAAAGCGAAGAAGAAATGCAACCTGGAGAAGCTAGTGATCCATTCGCTTTATCTGAGTCTGGAGGAACAATACAGAACGTAAATATTGCAGGTTGGAAGCATCAAAAGATGAGCTTCAACACTCCAAAAGACGCAGTTAACAGTCTCGCAAAACAGATGGGGATGGCTCCTACGGTAACGAACAGCAAAGGTAAAGAAGTTACAAACCCCGAACTAGTTTTCCAAGAGGAAATCGTTTTTGGTATACAAAACTTAATGAATGCTAAAGGCATGAAGCTCGAGTTTGTTGTTTCTGACCGTACTCCCAGTACCACAGAAAGCCCTGGCGAGATGCAGTCTGAACCAAAAAACAACAAATATGTAGTTTATTTAAACAAGAAAGTGCTCGAGAAGAATGGAGAAAACTTAACAGGTGTTCTTCTACATGAAATTGCACATGCATACTTCACTGGGATTGTAGGAGACTCAAACACTTTAAAATTTTACAACGAAATTTCTGATGAGCAAAAGAAACAATCTTTTGCACACTACATGTTTAAAGATAAGGCGGAATTTACCGACATGGAAAGCATGTCCGTCCCAATGCAAAGAGAGTTTACTAAAGCATGGAAGAATCAAGAAAACAAAGAAAACGAACTCCAACGTGCTCATGAGTGGGCTGCTTTTGAATTTGCACGTATTTTAGGTGGCTCTCAGAGAGACTATGCCACAGGCCCAGGGAGTCCCCAGCAAGGAGCTGATTCAAAAGTACCAGTTGCTCTTATCAGCGGTAGAGGTACAGGAAGCAGGCTTACCAATCTACCTGGAGGAGAAGCTGCTAATGTAAGACTGTTTATTGATAAATTCATCCACCCAAAGATTAAAAAATGGGCTGGTTCTGGAACACAAAAGATGGCCCCCAACCGGCCAGTTGGAGAAGACGTTTCTGGCATCCCAATGCAGGACGGAGACACAGGCACTCGCTCAGAGAAAACAGCTCCAGAAGAAATGGATGCTCAGATTTTAGAGTGGATGCAATTTGCAGTAAGTCCAAACAACCAACTGGTCTATAAAGGACCTGGTAAAGCAGATCGAAGATCCCAACAAAGTGACTATAATGCTTTAGGTAGTATGAGGAATAAACTTCTCAGCGAAGAACAATTTTTAAAAGACATAGGTATGGTTTTAAACACCGATGCCATGTTAAAAGACAGAGTTGAAATCACAGCAACTCCTGATCAGTTTTCTCCTCTAGGAGAAGCATACCGCTTAAAACCCCCAGTAAACGCAGACGACGATCTCGGATTACTCCAGGAACAAGATGTAGAACAAGCTATTGAAACAGGCACTTCCAGGATAAGAAAAGAAAGACTTGGAAAGGGTCCGAGCGAGCCACAAGCGTACACTGAAGAACAGCGAGCAACTCGTAAAAGGATCATCCTCAATGAGATGGCCAAGTCAGACAGAAAACAGAAGCTCAAAAGTTTAAAGACAGACCCTACCGGTTTAGAGGGAGAGCCTGCAGAAAGTACTTACATAGATGCTTTACAAAACCAAAAAAAGTTAGAGAAAGCTATCAAGGCAGCCGCTCCTACCGAGTCTAGAGGAGCAAAGGACATACGCTTCAAAGGCGAAATCTATTCAATTGCAGAAGCAGTACAGCTTCAAGAATCTTACAAAAGCACCACAACTGGCTATGAACAAGCTGCTGACGAAAGAATTGCACAAGAAGAACTAGATTTTAATGTTGGTCAAAAGTATGACAACAAGACAGACACCTTTAAACCAAAGACGTCTAAGAACAGAGCAGGCCAAAAGGTAGCAGACCCAAATGAAGAGGTCGACTATTCCGAGCAAAGGAATTTAAAAATAATAGCCGATATCGAAGGAACGAACAAACTCCTAAAAGAACAAGGGAAGAGTTTTAAAGACGTTGATAGGGCTGTGAAAAAGATCATAGAAACTAGCGATAAAGAGCTATTAAATGAGTTACTACCTGATGTTGAAAAGCTATTTCAGAAAAAAGGAAGGGTAACTACAGAAGAAATCTTTGAAATGGTTGCAGACAAAGCTGGCCTTACTGCACTAACAGACGCTGCCCTTAGCAGGGCTAGAGGCGCTCTTTCTGATTCAGATTCTATTGATATAAAATCAATAGAAGAAGCCTACGAAATGTACGGCAATGAAGAAATGGGTAAGAAAGTCGAACTCTTACAGGATAAAATGGAGAGCCTCGAAGCCGGAGTTGCTGCTGAAAGAAAGCTTATCAAAGACATGGAGGAAGAAAGTACTGTAGATTCTTCTGAAGGAATCGCTAAAACGGTAACTTCTTTAAAGAGTGCTCTTGGTAATTTTAAACTTGATGAAAAAGACGCATTAGGCACAGGCAGACAGTTGGAAGATTTTCTTACAGACACTTTAACGGTCTCTAAAGATACGGAAATAGAAGAAGTTTCAAAAGCTCTATCTAAGTTTCTAAGCGGCCCTGTGTTAAAAGAGTTAGACTCTAACGAAGAAATTACTGGTTTTGTTCCTAAACTGGATTGGCTAGTAAAAGAACCTGGTGGAAAAGGCCAGACTTCTAAAAATGTTCAAAAAGCACAGGCTTTAATAAATGATGTAGAGAATCTTAAGCCACTAGTTCAAAAGATAACTGGGATTAAGAACAGAAAGACTAGAGATAACATCGCTAGAGCTAGAGAAAGAATTGAAACAGGTGTTAAAAAAGTAGAAAACATAAGAGAAGTAAAAGGTTCTATGGGAGCTGCAACTGAGCTCATTGACATAAGAAATACTCCAGTTCTCATTAACTTTAAACCAGACGACAAAAAACTAAAAGGAATCAATTTTGGAGATCTCAGGATTGCAAGTAGAGACGGCAAGCCAGGAGACATGATTACACTTTCAGATTTAGCTTCTTTTGATAAGTTAAATGTTGTTTATGCTAAGGGCGAAAGCAAAGGCACTTTTACCATAAATGGAAAACAAGAGCTCGCTAAACTAGCAGACAATTTTGATTGGAACATGCTTCCCGAAAACGCTGCCGAATTTCAACGTGAGACCGGCCAGGATTACAACGTCTATCAAGCCCGCATACTCAGTGCTCTTGCAATGATGCGTGCAGGGGAGACTATTCAAACACAATACGGTCCAAAAGAATCTTCTTACTTTAAAATAGATGAAGGTGCTACTGTGACTGCGGTTCTTTTAGAAAAAATTAGCCGTATGAGTGGGGTGTATACGAGGCTTAGCGATGAAGTAAAAGATGACCCGAAAAAGAAAAGTGATCTTGAAAAGAAATACGGTGTTTATGGTCTGATTACAGAATATGAAAAATTTGCTGAAAGGAACAAGAACTCCAGAAGAAGAAGAGTGCAGAAACTTCCAGCAATGCTTGAGTTTGAGCAAAAGCAAAAAGAAATCCTCAAAGCCTTAGGTTTAGAAAAAGCACCAGGTAAAAAGCAATCTCTTGTTAAACTATCTAACACTACTGCTGCTAACCTGGCTGCGAAAAAGAACGACATCCAGACTAAAAAAGTATGGCAAGCTATCAGAAGCCTGACAAAAGATAAAAAGTTAAGGAAAAATGTAACATTTGCTGACCTGGAGTCAGAATTAGGAGTTTCTACAGCTGACAGGAGGAAGATTATGGACACGGAACCTTCCATACAAAAGACAGAACTCCTACCCTCAACGCACCTAGCTATCAATTTAACGAATTCTAGAATAGCAGAAAGAATGGGTGAAATAGACACAGAAATGGTGGGAGGTTCTAGGTACAACAACACCGACCGGTTTGTTCTTGATTATGCACTTTATACAGAAAGAGAACTCATAGAAAGTATAAATACTATTCAAGACGGGTTAGACAGTGGAAGGGTTGCTCCAAAGAACTTTGCAAAGGATGTTTTCTTTAAAAAGGGAGAAAAGTTTTATTTTGGAGGAGAGTTATACAGTGCTAAAGATGGTTTTACTGTAAATTCTTACAAAGCCTTTGACATCTTAGCATATGCAAGCCCTGCTAGTTACAGGGTTCAGAGAGTAGGAAAGAACCTAGTAAGATCTAAAGTTTTTCCTTTAGTTGAAGAGGGAACAATTCCTCTAACTGATGAAGCGAGGAAAGAAGCACTACAAAACTTACAACTCTTAACAAAAAGATTAGCTAAGCTACAAAAAATTTATGGTTTTGAGATGAGCCACTCGGATTTATCCTCAATGCAGCCTAAATACAAGAACCAAGCAGGAATGCTTGAAGGGCTAGACATTACACTAGATCCAACAAGTCCAATTAATACTTTTCTTTCTGGAGGCCCCGTTCCTCAGTCTATTACCACGCAGGAATACAGACACGTTCTCCAAAGAATGCACGAAGAGATTGCATTAAGTGGAAAAAACCAGGCTTTTCAAGATGCCCTAAAAGGTGGATACACCACCGGAAAGATGTTTGATCCTTACAACACTGCCAGTGTTCAGGCCGCAAAAGGAGCGGATGCAAGGATGAAGTTAGGAGTTAGAGAGTTAACCCCAACTTCTGATAAAAAAATCATAGACACCCTTGTTGACACTGTCTTGCGTGTAAATAGGAGGAAAGAAACGGAACAAGCTTTTAATGACTACGATCCAAACGGATTAGATTGGGCAATGGATCTCGGAAAAGAGTACGTCGAAATGCTTGCTGACGGAGATCTCAGACTTCCACCGAGCAGAAGAGGGATCCTGTACAAAGGTAGATGGATAGACGATCTAAAAACAATTTTAAACACTCCCGCGTATAAAAAGATTTGGGACGAACAACAGGCGGAAAACCGTAGGCTTGCTGAATCGACCGGACTTCCAATGGCCTTAGACCTACACGGCGAAAAATCCGATGTTGTTAGACGGGCTATCGAGATGAATTTTGAAGACAACAGACAGATCCACCACGATGTCCGAAATCATTTAGAAGGAGAGATTGCTCAGGAAAAGAAAAGGTACAACAAGGACGGCCGTCTTGAAGTTACTGTTAACCCCGTATCTAGAACCAAGCTACTGAAGGGAACTAGAACAAAACTGCCCAAAGATGAATCAGGAAAGGTCAGGGTCTTTTGGAACCCAGAATTAGAGGTGCCTAGAACTGCTTATATAAAGGAAGCTGTTTCTGGAACTCAATTTGTCAATGAAGTAAAAGCATCTCTTGCAAGAAACGATGCAGTGATCATAGCAGCTAGAGAAAAAATCCACATAAATGGATACACATACACTGCTAAAAGAAACATAGACATCAGCTCTCAGGAAGCTAAAGATATCCAAGAAATTTTTAATCAGCACCTTCAACAAGGTTGGGTTAGGGAAGAAGCAGACATTAACCAAATCGTAGGAGTACTTGAAAGACACTCCAGTTTTACAAGAAGCAAAAAACGTGCTCATAACGATTCTAAGAAGGTAACTATTTATCACAGTGAAGTAGAAAACATAAAGGATCGTAAGATTGCTTTAATTGAAAAGCTTAAAGATAGCGGAAAAAATACCTTGGCAGTCAATGAAGGAATAAAAGAGCTTGAGCTTGAACTCGAGGTTTTAAAATCTTTTAGAGAAGGGAAATCCACTAACCTTAAAGACTGGAGATTTAGATGGTTCCAAGGCAACGAAGTTATGGAAACCACTCTAGTGAAAGAGGGAAAAGAATTAATTATAAAGATTAACGAAAAAGGTTCTTTCGAAAAACTCGGCAAAAATGGCCGGTATTACAAGGTCTCAGAAGAGGTAAATAATAGCCTGCTAAGTGAATACGCTTATTCGAACTATATAAAACCAGAAGAAGAGGTTGGCCGAACTGTTGGTGGAAAAGTAAGAAATGACATTTCTCTTTCCCAAACTATAACAAACCTATCTTCTCTAAAATTAACTGCTCGCCAGCTCGTGCAAGCTATTATTGAAATGGGCGGTATTAAAAACATCGGCTTACTCGATGGATCGCACAATAAATACTACGCCGATGCTCAAGGTGGGATTGCTCTATTAAAGTATATCACTCATGCACCTGACATCTTACTAAATAAGCTAGAAGAGAGTGGCGCCTTAGAAAAAGCACAAGAAAGCCTCGAAAAACAAATTAAATTCTTAGACAAGAAAGAACTTAGAGAAAGCTACGGGGTTAGGCGTGAACTTGCTTACTTAAAGGAAAGACTCGCTCAAGTTGTAACAGACAGAGAGTCTAAAATCCCTCTTAGCACCAAAGTTCTTTTAAACTACGTTGCTTCTTTCAGGCTCGACCAAGCAAAGAAGATGAAGCCGGTAGTAGCTGAAAAAAAAGGACTTGGTAAAAAAGACATCGACGCAATCAATACTTTAATTCAAAACCAAGCACAGGAGAGTCTTTATGTAGCAACTCTAGAGAAAAAATATAGACACGGACAGGTCATCAAGGTTGGAGTGATTCCGGCTGAAAAAGACGACAAAGGAAAAACAATAAGGAAAGCATTTCCCGCATATGCACGAGTCCATGTTGATGAAAACATGAAGAGATCTGAAAGCATTGGCGATTCCAAGCATTCAAAGTGGTCTTTCTCAGACTTTACAAATCAAGAAGAAAACGCTCCTAGAAATATTGGTGGTTTAGAGGTTAGATGGCCCGCTTACAAAAAAGCACAGAAGGATAATAAAGAGGGTAAACAAGAAGAATCTAAAGATAACGAAACCGAAAAAGAGAAGCCCGAAACCACTTTTGCATTTCCTTACAGGCTGGAAATTATATATGACGAGTCTCAAATTGAATCGACTTTCAGGCAGGCTGAACAAGAGAGCTTCCTTTCTTTTGAAAAAGGAGATAAAGCCAGATTAGAAACAATAAACGAGCTTCTCTCTCAGTTAGAAAACACGGACATGGCTTCTGCGGAAGCCAAGCAATTACAAATGCAATCAAAGTTTGCTAAGAATCTATTCTATTTAGAATCAGACAACGAGTTTTACAACAACATCATGGGCGACATGAAAAAGCCCAATTCAAAATACATGCAAGCAAAGCTACAAGCCTTGCAAGATGCTGTATTTAATATGGGAGGTCTACAGCTAACCAGTGCAGAAGACATGGCGGCATCAGAAGCGAAGACAATAAAAGATGCCCAAGTGAATAGGGGAGTGGACGAACAAGGGTTTAATGAAGACGGAACAGAACAGGAAAATACAGAGGGAGAAGTTGTAGACCCCGAAGCGAGTCCTGGTTCTGACACCTCAGATGCTTTTGGTAGTTTCGACAGTGTAAACCGTGATAAGGATGTAGGAACGGCTCACCAACAAGATAACTATTTAGGAAGTTACGAATCTAAAATGTTCTCACGACCTGGTTCACTAAACGCTCTTAGTAAACTAGCTTCTTCCTTTACATCCAAATACACTGAGTGGAGAGAAAAAGCCAAGAACCCAGTGACTCCGCCAAATGAGCTTGATATAAATATTGGGCAAAGAGGTCCTAAAAAGTTTACAGGTGTTTATGGAAAACTAGTCGAACAGTTCGGTCCTTGGATGCAAGCACAAGAACATATAATAGAAAAGCTTGGTTACGATAAAAAAGGACAAGATGCAAAACGTCTTCGGCTTTACGACACTTTCTACTCTCAAATGGGCGTTGCTGGTGACCTTCTGGACGAAGGGCAAAGGGCTTACATCAATCCTATCTCTGACGCTCTTTACGACTCAAAAGCTGAGTTGGAAGATATTGGTTATTACATGTATGCTTTAGTAGCACCGCAAGCAAATGCAGCTATTAGAAAAAGCAGACAAGACCTAGGAAAAGAAGCTTTGGTAGATGACGAAGGAGCTGACACAGGCTCTGGAATGTCCAACAAGGAAGCTAAAAAGATAATTCAGGATCTTGAAACAAAACCAGACCTGGTAAAGTTTATTAAACATCGGAACAACCCAGTAAAACTGATGTTTGACATGCATAAAAAGTCTCTGGATTTGCAGTACGAGGCTGAGATGTTAGACAAGAAATCTAAAGAAAGAATGGAAGCTGCCGCAACTGTAGCAAGTAAAGGATACGACAAAGACTTGCACACCATAGAGGGGCTTAATTTTGGAACTTTTAGAAGACTTCCCTTACAAGGATTCTTGGGAATGGAAGATCAGTATGCGAGGCAAGAAGAACAGCACGACTTACTTGGATCAGGTGATGCAAAAGGTCGTGGTTTTGACATGCCACACGGAGCTGTTTATCAAAAAAGCGCTACAGGTAGGTCAATGCTGGCTGATCCACTTACTATCTTTGCTCACACTACTCAAGGGTATCAAGATGCTGTCATTAGGTCTACACGAGCAAAGTCAGCACAAGCAATTAATCAAGTGCATACAGAACTTCTTAATGCAAAAATTGAGAACAAAGATTCCGCAGCTGGAAAGCTCTACGATGTTCTTTTCAGAGAACCGAAAGAGGGAATAAAAATGACCTCAAAACTTATAGAGAACAGCGATGGGGAAACCCTCTTCGACATACAGGAGATGAAGTTTTCTGCTGAGGTTTTAGATTCTGGACGTGCTCTATTTGTAAGAGAAGACGGAAGGCCAAAAGTCATTATGTTTGCAGACACAGAACAGGGGAATCTACTTGCCTCTTCTGCTAAAAACATGACTTACGAACAGCTAGGTCAAGTCCTTTCAACGGTTAACATATCTACAAAATATCTTTCTAAGATAAGAACTTCCTACAGTCCCGAGTTTTGGTTAAGGAACCCGCTTCGTGATGTAACCAATGCCTGGTTTAATCTTGATTCAGATTCAGAGCTTAAGGTTATAAAAAACAAGGTAGCTAACCCAATAAACTTCCACAAACATGCTGGAGATATTTTTGCTTATGAGAAATCTTTAGACGAATACGGTAAGGCTCCAAACGGCTATGCGGAGATGGATAATGATTCGCTTTTCCAATTAGCTAAATCAGATATGGGAGCCGCTTATCACGTTCTCAAAAAGCTGGGCGGAAAGACTGCTTTTTATAAATTTAATGAAATAAGAGAACTACTGAAGCAAAACGAAAAAGCTTCTAAAACACCAAGAAAGGGAGGCAAAATAGTAAAACCAATTCGTGTTATGACTTCCTTTGTGGACAACCTTAACACCTCTTTGGAAAATGTTTTACGTGCTAGGGTTATTATGCACGGTCTTCAGGAGGGGATAGACATAAAAACACTCATCCCTGCATCCAGAAACGTAACCGTAGACTTTAATAAAAGAGGTACTTGGTCTCAGCAACTAGGAGTACTTATCCAGTTCTTCAACCCAAGTGTGCAAGGTAATAGAGTGTTTGCAAAGTCTCTTAAAAAGAGAGGCTTACAGTCATCTCTTGTACTTGGAGGAAAAGTTATTAGATACAGCCTTGCATACAATTTGTTGATGAGAGCTCTTACAGGTAGAGACGATGACGAAGAAGACGATAAAAGCACGTATTTTGACGACGTCTCCGAGCACGCAAGATATACTAGTGTTGTCGTGCCCCACTCACTGTTCAGTGATGACAAAACTCCTGGACATACAACAGTACCCATAGGCTATGGACCTCATGGGCTTTGGGCTATGGGCGACTTCCTTTCAAAGCAATTAATGACTGGAGGTAGAGACATTGTAAAAGATTCTCTACAGTTCGTAAAAGTTATGTCTCAGACCTATTCTCCATATGCACCAACCAGTCTGTCTGAATCTGTCCCCGTTCCAGCGCTTCAAGGGCTGTTCCAAATTGGAATGAATGAGCAGTGGAATGGAAACACTGTATACAAAGAATTCTCTGGATCTGAAACTGCATCCCCCTCAATTCTATCTAAGAGGAACACTCCACAGATTTATAAAAACATATCTGATGGAATCAACTCTGCGGCCGGAGGCAACAATGTAGTCCCTGGAAACTTACTTTCAATGATGACTTTTTCTGATCCTCTTAAATATGTTGGAACAGAATCCCTTACTCTCGGAGGAGGCTGGAGTGGATCAGGACTTCAATGGTGGACTGATTTCCTCGGAGGCTCTTTAGCCACAGGGTTCATGAGTACATTAAACATGTTTACTGATGATCCTCAAGAAATGCAGCTTCCTGTAGTAAAAGGTATAGTTAAGATGAGAGGCTCTTCTTTTAAAACATACAACGAATACAACTCGCTAAAAACCAGAGCCCAACAAGCAAAGTCATCTCTAGATTCCATGGATCCTGCAGACAAGGCGCAATTCTTAAAATCTAACTCGCACTACTTAAAGATAATTAAAGCTTTTGAAGCTAGTGAAAATGCAATGAAGATGTACAGAAGGAGAAGAGAAGCTCTTGAAAAACAAGACCAAAAGGACGAACGCATAATACAACAGATGGATAAACTCGAGGATATGCGTGATAATATACAACGTCGCTCTATCGGCATGGCAAGAGATATGGGAATCGCACTATAATGAAATCAACTAATTTTATACTAAACGAAGAACAGGAAAAAGAACTTGTTGAATATGCATGCGACAGAATAGAACAGCTCAAGACAGACAACAAAGAGCGAATCGATGTAGATAAGGGTGCATGGAATGTTTACAACAATGAAAGGAATGACAGAGCAAATAATGATTCTATTTACGATCGTTCTAATGTTCCGATACCTTTAACTAGTTTAGTAGTAGACCATTTCTTAGCTAGGGCAGAAGACGAAATAACTGGAACGTCTCCTTATTTTAAGTTTGTTCCTCAGGGAGCTCAAGACCAAGGAATGGCTGATATGTTTGACAAGTACTTCCATTGGAAGTTGGAGAAGATGGCCAAGACGAGAGAGCGTCTAGAGGAATGCTATATGCATCTTTTTATTCAAAGGGCAGCTATTCTTAAAGTCACATATGAAGAAGTCGTTTCTGAATGGCTAGACTTTGATAAAAAAGCGTTATTTAATAATGCAGACGGAGACTTCGAGATGTTACCTGGAATGGGCCCAGTAGTTGAAGGAAACGCACAGTTTCAACAAGCTATGGGACCTGACGGAACTCCTACTTTATCTTTAGTAGATGACCCTTCTTTTTTCTTAGACCCTAATGTTCATACTTTTGAAGACTTCCCACAAGGCGTTCCTGCAAGAGAAGTTAAATACTCTGGCCCAAGATCTAGGATTATTGACAGCGATAGGTTTTTAGCACCTTCAAATGTTGAAGACATCGAGGATGCTGATTTTATTGCCGAATTGTATGACAAAGACACGGGCTGGGCTCAAGAAATGTTCCTTGAAAGAGGGTGGTTTGATTTCGAAAAATTCTTAGCAATTATTAAAAAAGATGCTAATGGTAGAACTAAGTCTGAAGCTAACGAAAATTACAAAGAAGACCTTAGTTTTGACAATTTAAAAAATCCAAAGATTCAAGTGGTTGAATGTTGGATAAAAAGAGATGTCCTTGGAACAGGAGTGCCTCAAGATTTCTGCCTTTTTATTGAGCCAGAGTCAAAGACTGCAATTTTTTACGAATATGTAGCTAAAGTAACTCCAGACAATAGAATACCTTTTACAGCTGTTGCTATCGGAAAAGCTAAAAATAACTGGTGGGGTCCAAGTTTACCTGAAAAAATAAACATTTATCAGGAGTATATAGACCGTCAATTCAACAGCGAATCCTATAGAAACGAGATGTCAGCTAACCCTATTATAGCGGTACATCCCCAAGCAGTAGAGGATGAGCCAGATGATATTGAGATACATGCGGGAAAAATATTCCAACTTAAAGAACAAAATCAGCTTGCAGATTTTATTGAGTTTGCTCAGATACCAGCCGCAGACGCTAAGACACAAGAGCTTATTGATTTTGTATTTGGTATGGTTCAGCTCTGGCTGGGTGTCAGTAATCTTGCGCAAGGCGATTATCAAGCTCTTGCTCCGGCCAACACGGCTACAGGTGTCGAAGCGACTCTCAACGAAGCTTCCAAAATAGGAAGACGTTGGATGAGACGTATAGTCAAGGGTTTAGAAAACCACCTAACCAAGATGGTCAAACTTTCGATAGCCACGATGGATCAGGAAGAAGTGTTTGAATACATGGAAGGAGAGGTTTCCGCCCTTGCAACAATGACTCCAGAAATGGCAAGAAAGCTAGAAATTAATGCCATAGTCGTTTTATCTCAGGACCAAGGGCAGAGGGCTATAGAAAAAGCAAACCTAGCACTTCAAGTACAAGAACGCTTTTTTAACTACCCTCCGGAAATACGACCGTTTGTCAGACCTATGTTAAAACGCATACTAGATGCTATGGGATTCGAAAATTCAGACGAACTATTGCCTCAGGAAGCTCCAGCAGATCCACAACAACAAGCAGAACAAGCCAAGCTTATGGCTGACGCTCAAGGTGGATCGGGTGAAAGCTCAGGTGGAGGGCAAGTTCCTGAAGCCAAAAACGGAGTAGATGCTCAAGTTCAAGGTATGGGTAACAGCAATCCTCAAGGTCAAAATCAATTTCAACAAAGGGTATAAAAAGTGGCACAGCATATAAAAGTTTCTTGGTTACAACTCTCAGAAGACGTAGATTCTTCTGAGTATTTAGTCTATCTTCTAGATCTCGGATCTACTCTGGTTTACGGAGTCACCACACCTACCAACAGGCTTACCCCTCCAGGTAAAGGAAATACGGCTTCTTGGGCAGTGCCTTCAGTCCCAGAAGGAAATAAAAGAATAGCAGTAGTTGAAGTAGGCCAAGACGGAAAAACTAGGTTTGTTATCAACACCACAACCTCTATTGCTGCTGGCTCTCCTGGATCTTTCTTAATACCTAGTAATGAACTTGTTCCTCAAAGCTCGCCCAGCCCAGTAGATTCCGATCAAGATTCTACAGGTAATGGTGTCATGGACTCTCAAGATCCTAACTTTGTTAAAAACACTATAGTTTCTACTATAACAGACGCCCTCGGAAACACTTTCATAGTTGTTACTTTGGCTGGCGGAACCGGCACAGAAGAGCCAAGAACTGTTTACACTTTTGGTGGAGACGTTGCAGGACAGCCACCTAACTATGGTGGAAGTGGGTGGCCACTGGTTAAAGTTCAAGGCACGATAAACGCAGTGCCTCCTATGACCGCAACTGTCAGCTCAGACGGGAATGGCAATTTACTCATAAACGGGCTTCCCGTATATCAATATCAGGGAGATACTGGGCCTCAAGGCCAGGGAGGAGTTATTGCAAACTGGAACACCCTTGACAGAACTGGATCTCCTCAAGGAGTGAACTATGTAAACACCAACAATGACGATATAGACGGAGACGGAATACCGAACATCATAGATGCTGACTATCCCGGAAACGACACAGAGCCAGACACAGACGGTGATGGAATTATTGATTCAGGCGACCCTGATGATGACAACGATGGAATTTTAGATGGAGACGATTTAGATCCCCTTGATTCAAATGTGGGAACTACTTTATCCGACACAGACGGAGATGGGATCTCGGACGATCTAGAACTTCAAGGTGGATCAGAAACTCTTTTAGATAATGGAACTGGAATCACCGTAGGAGGTAGCACAATACCAATCACAGGAGAACTGAAAACATTCCTTGATGATCTCGCAGGATTTAGTGATGGTGGGAGTGGTGCGGATATAGACATCACTAAAAACCCAGCAGGCACTGGCCAAGAACATACAGTTCCTGCTACCTCCGTACCCGGAATGCCTCTGGTTTCAGGGCTTTACGATCCTGCGACAGGGCTTACTACTATCATAGCT